CACGCCTTCTTGAGCTGGATGCGGTCCTTCAATTCGCTGGCTGAGACAATCCCACTCATATCCTCATCCGCCTCTGCATGCCCAGGACCTCTGCGAGCCCAGGCACCCGCGACACTATCCCGGTGCTGATAGTGGGCACCCTGCTCTCATAGAGGTGCGTGATCAGCATGAGTATCCCGTGCCGCACACTCGCTGGCACGTCGCTGGGGTCCTTGCCATACCCCGCTTTGTACTCCACCTCGTAGCCGCCATGAGTGCGGTCCGTGTTGATGGGTGGAGTGCAGCCCGTCCTCACGACGATCTGACTCCGAGCCGGAGTCAGCACCCTCTCAAAATAACTGTCCGTGGAATAGACTACAACGGAAGCGTCCTCGCCCACCGTCCTCACCTCGACCACCGAGATGAGAGGTGACCTGGGCAGCGTCAGCGGTTCCGGCCACCAATCCAGGCTGAGGACGAGGGTCTGCTCGATGAGGGCCTTCATGAGGTATCCTTCCACTGCCTCTCTCGCGGCAGTTATGAGTAGCTCAATGAGTGTATCCTCTGAAGTGCCGTCCACGCGAGCAAATCCCCGCGCCTCATCCAAGGAGATGGGCTCGACCTCGGGAGGGACCTTCACGGATACAAACCCGTTCCCGTGCGAAGGGAGAACCCTTTGGACAATCTTCTGATCCCGAGACCAGACGTACCCAGGCCACGAGGGCCAGTTCTCGCTGTAGTTATATTCGGTCATATGCCTAGTGCCTCAATGATGCGCCGGGCGATAGTCTCCTCCCTCCAGCTGTCCTTGACGGGGATGACCAACTCCCTGTCACTGATGATCTGGAGCATCTCCTTCCTGCTCAGGCGCAGCACCTGTTTCGAAGTTATCGGGGCGCTCTTGTCCTGCGGGGACTTCTTCATGTCCTTGTCCATCGGTGAAAAGCGAATCATCTTCCCATTCACCTCCTCCGCTTTCTCTTTCACCTCGTCGGCAGCGCCCATCCCCACAAGAGCCTCTCCAAGCCTGTACGGAAGGTCGTACTCCTGCCCCTTCTGATAGAGGCGCGAGGTAATGCCGTCCGCACATCCTGCCTGGTCCTGTTTCATCCTGACTTTCATCCTTGCCTTTCACCTCCAATTTATAGCGGGAGGGGGATCGGAGTCCCCCTCCAACCCTTCACAATTAAGCGGCTGCCACACCTGTTGCAGAGTCGTTGCTATCCACGATCTGCCACGTGTTCTCCGTGTAGCACGCCAGCACCGCGTAACCGACCGCGCTCATGTTGATCGAAGACAGCACCACGCCGTCCTTGCCGATCAGCGAGAACCCGGTGGTCCCAGAGTTGACAGAAGCCCTAAAAATTACATTGGCGTCCGTCACCATGCTGAAGCAGTCCAATCTCAAGCGCGCCCCCTTCCACGCGGAGGGAAAGTGCAGACTCGCGAGCGAGATGCCCGTCGGGAGGCTGTACCTGACAGTCCCGTAGTAGATGGACATGTTCACAGGACCGGAGACAAACACCCCCGACGCCCCGAAAGCAGTGAACCCATACAACGACGCCAGGACGTTCCTCAGGGCCTTCCCGTCCCAGTCCGTGTCGTAGAACTTGAACTCGCCGTCCTCCTTCATGTAGAAGCGGTCCCCGCCCTGTTCCCTTCCAACCTTTGACTGATAAGTCGTGCTGATCTCGGCCATTGTTCTCCCCCTTGATCTTTCCTAGAGTTTTCTGTAAGGGGTCCGGGGAGCTAAGTCCCCGGACCCTGCTCCTGCCTTACAACCTGGTTAAGCCTCGTTCGTCCTCGCGATCGTGTTCACTGGCCACGTGCCGGGCAACCCGAGGAAGGCGATTGCGCCCAGTTCCACATCGGACTGATCGCCTGCCGTGCTCTGACTCAGGTAGACCCTGACCCAGCGCCGCTCGCCCACGTAGCCCACGGCGTAGGCCCTGGACTCCATCGAGCCGATCAGACTCTGGCTCAGCCCGAAGTGCAGCCACACGCCCTCAGCCGGGCCGCTACCGCAGGAGCCCACAGCCCACAGGCCGTGAGACTGCCCCGCAGTGACCAGGCCGCTCATCGTCGCGTCAAAGAGCATGTGACTCGCCTGACAGTTACTCCAGGCCAGAACGCCAGCTGCGTTGCTCGTGGCGTGCTGCAACCTCACGAACATCGCCGAGTAGACACTGCCGTTGGACAGGGAGAAGTTCTCCACCGTGACCACGAAGGTCACCGTCTCGAATCCACGCCTGTCCACCGTCCTGCCCGCCTCCGCCGCTGCCTTGGCGCCGGGCGGCAGGGCACAGTAGAACAAAAAGTTTGAAAACCCGTCTCTTACTCCACCCATCTTCCTACCTCCTTCTTTTAAGGTCTATGAGGGGGCCTGTGCCCCCTCACCGGTCAAAGGTTAAACGTGGACGATGCCGATCTTGATGGCCTCGAAATTGGCCACCTCGCCACCAACTCTTTTTCTCGTGTAGAACTCCACGAAGGGCTTGGCGGTGAAGGGATCACGCTGAATAGTGATCCCGAGCCGGTCCACGATCATGTACGCCTCCTGCCAGTCGGCCAGGGCCACGGCCAGCGCGTTGGCCGCGATGGTGGGCATGCTGGTCGACATCCTCACGGGCAACCCGACCAGGGTTGCCGAGATACCGGCCTCAAGGCCCGGTCTCCAGAGGTACTGCCCGTTGCCATCCTTCAGCAGCATCGCTGCGGCCACCGTGGTCCTGTTCAGCAACCAGGTGCCCCTGCTGAGGTAGTACTCCACCAGGGCGAACTTCACCCTGTTGAAGCCGTCCGCCGTCAGGGTGGCCGCCGCACCCATGTTGACCTGGTCGATGCGCCCCCACTCAGACGCCCCCAGGTTGGTGGCATAGGTCCCATAGGTCAGAAAACCCCTGGGCTTGCCGACGCCGTCCCCGCTCACGAAGGCCGCACCCTCCGCCCGCGCGAAGCGCTTGGCCACATGGTTGCTGAGCCAGGTCTCCACGTTGATCCCGCTGTCCTCCAGCAGGGTCTGCGTGGCCCTGGGCTTGGCGTAGAGCACGTGCACGGGGATGCGCACTTTCTTCCAGCCCGGCGTGGTGGTCTCGGCCCCTGCCGAAGTCTCACCCTCCCAACCGAAACCGGCCTGGTCCCAATCCACCATCCACTCGATGGCCCCGGTGGTGATGGTCTCAACCGCACACAGCTCCCTCATGGGGTCCATCTCGTACTCGCGCGCGATGATCTTGGCCGCCATGGCCGGGGTCACTGTAAAACCGCCGTCGGGGTCAGCGCCCACGGACAGGCTCTTCATGTGCTCGGCGCTGAGGTTCCTCCCGTCCCCGATGTCGCGGACGAAGGTCTCAAAGGCTTTCAGGTAATTCCGATACTCGTCCAGGTTAATGTCCCCGAGCGCCTCGACACGCTTCCAGGTGGCGCCGCTGTCGTCCTTCATGCGCACCACCAGGCAGCTATGGCGCAGGAGCTCCGCGTCCTTGGTCTCGGTATCCTGGCCGCCGCCCCCGCCCCCGCGAATGTTCCTGATGAGGGCCGTCTGAATCTTGTCCAGCTGGTCCTGCTTGGCCTTCATCTCCGCGTCCACCAGTTTCATCTTATCCTCAATCGCCTTGGCCGCCTTGGCCGCGACCTGGACCTGGTTGTCCAGCTCACTCTGGCGAGTGGAGACCGCCTCCGTGAACTTCGTCACCTGCTCCTTGATGTCCGCGGGGAGCTTCTCGAAAAGGCTCTTGTGTTTGTTGACCAGGTCCTGCAGAAAAGTGTGATCCTTGCGCAGTTCGTCGTACTGTTTCTTGACGTTGCCGCCCAGGGTACTTATCTCCTCCAGAACCGCCTTGACCACGGTGGGCTCCTTCGCCTGCCGGATCAGTTCCTCGTGTGCACTGTTTACATCTTTCGCAAACCAAGCCGTTTTCATTTCCCTTTTACCTCCGTTTATTTGTTAGCTGCAAAGCGAGCTGTTCATTTGACGCAAAGCACTCAGAATAAGTTCCGCATCACCTCCTTCGAGCCCCACCCGCTCTAACTCCCTCAGAGATGGCTTGGCCAATTTTGTCACGTACAGGGCGGCGGTCTTGGACAGCCCTGACTCCCTCAGGGCGGCCTCAAACTCGCGCTCCGTTTTCGCGGAGAAGAGTGCTTCCTGCACCTCCTCCTTCACTCGTGTCACCTGGGCGTCCACGTTCGCCGGGAACGCCACCAGGCTTATCTCAAACAACTCGATCTCCTTCAGGTAGGTGATCCCCTTGGCCTCATCCTTCTCGATGGCCGAGGGCTTGATGCCGCCGTTCTTGTCCCGCGGGAGGTCGAACCCTATGCTCTCGTGCTGTATGGCCTTATTCTTCAGGAGGACGTAGACCTCCTTGCCCAGCGGGGTGCCGTCCATCCCCACGAAGAGCTGCCCCTCGTTGTAGAGACCCTTCTTGTCCTCGCGCAGGTCGGTCCAGACGCCGGGGATGCGCGTGGCGTCGTGGCCGAAGAGCATCATCACGCCGCTCCTGTTGCGCCCGCCCCGGCCCAGCGACTTCTGGAA